TCCAGCTGCAGCCGTGGCACTGCCTGCAACTGTCGGGCCTGGGCCGCTGGGACGGCACCTACCTTGTGGAGTCGGTGTCGGCAACCACGGACGGGATCTCCGCGGTCGAGGTGCAGGTGGCGGTACCGACACCGCCGGCGCCTGACACGGGCACGAAGTCGACGTCGAGCGCCACCCGCAACGACACCCCGCCGACCCGGGACAAGACCAGCGTCAAGTACGCGAAGTGGTTCGCCCGCCAGGAGATGTCGAAGCCGAAGTACGGCTGGGGTTCCGACGAGCAGTGGGCCGCGCTGGAGAATCTGTGGACCCGCGAGTCGGGCTGGAACTACCGGGCGGAGAACCCGTCGTCGGGCGCCTACGGCATCCCGCAGTCGCTGCCCGGATCGAAGATGGCCGCCGCCGGCAAGGACTGGCGCACGAACCCGGAGACGCAGATCCGATGGGGTTTGGACTACATCAAGGCCCGGTACGGCGGCCCGAAGCGGGCGTGGGCGTTCTTCCAAGCGAACAACTGGTACTGACATGATCACCCTCGGTCTGGTCGACTCCGTCGACGACAACGGCGTGTACGTGACGATGCCCGGATCCCGGGGTGTGCTGCGCGGGCCGTACAAGGCTCTGTCCACCGTCGCGGCGGGGACCACCGTGCTGGTGGCTTCGACCGACGACGGTGAGCAGGTCGTGGTCGGCGCGGCACCGTCTGGCGATGGTTTCGTCAGTGTGATGTCGTTCGGGGCGAAGGGCGACGGCGCGACAGATGACACGGAGGCCATCCAGGCTGCGGTTGATGCCGCAGCGGGTGTCGGTACGGTGCTGTTCCCTGCCGGGACGTTTCTGATCACGGCCCGGGTGACGCTGCCCGCCGAGTCTGTCCTTGTGGGCGTGGGCGCGGAGATTGTTCAACAGACTGCCGGCACGGCGGGGCTGCGGATCGTGGGTAGCGATGTGACCGTGAGCGGGCTGTCTATCACCGGTCGTCACGAGACGAGCACGTACGTGAACGGCGAGGACGGCATCCAGACTGACACCACGGTCGGCAGCCCACTTGAGCGGATAAGAATCGACCGGTGCCGGATCACGGGGTGGGGCAAGTACGGGATCTGGATGGAGCATGTCAACAGGTTCTGGGTCACTGACTGCGTGATCGACGAGGTCGGGTACTCAGGTGGGTCGTTCGCTTCGTGTACCTTCGGCCAGGTCTGCGGCAACAGTGTGTCGAACGTGACGGCCGGCGCTTCGGGCAACGCCTACGGGTTCGCGGCAACCAGGATCACCACCGATGATGCAAACCCCCGCTCTACCGACATCAGTTTCACCAACAACCGATTCCACACCATCAAGTGGGAGGGTCTGGACACCCACGGCGGGGAGCGGATCATCTTCGACGGCAACACGTTGACGGCGTGTGACCGTGGCATCGCAGCTGTGTCCGCCGACGACGAGTTGGGTGATGCTACGTTCGCACCGCTTGATTGTGTGATCACAGGCAACACCATCGACTCGTTGAGTGACAGTGGCGGCAAAGCGTGCGGGGTCGTCCTCTCCGGTGCAGACGTTTCCGGCGAGTACGCCACAGGTGTGATCGCCAACAACACCATCACTGGTCATGGCGGCACAACCGTCCTCGGCGGGGTCGTCCTACAGCACTCCAAGGGTGTCGTCGTGGCGGGCAACAAACTGGCCGAGTGTAACGCCTACGGCGTCTCCCTGGACGTCGACAATGTCGGCGCCTTGGTGGCGTCGAACACCTTCGTCGACGTGTGGAGTTCCAGCGCGTACACAGCAGGCGTGATAGTCGTCGACTCGTCGTCGGTTACTGTCACGGGGAACGTGCTGGTCGATGGTGACAAGTCGGCCACGCACTTGAACGAATCAGGAATCTACGACTTCGGTGGTGCCGCGGCCGGCAACACCGTGTACGCGTACGGCAACGACTTCTCGGCGGCCACGGACGCGGAGTACAAGGCCAACACCACACCGTCAGATGTCTTGACGTCATTGGGGCATGCGGGAGGCAAGGTGGGCTTCTTCGGTGCCGCTGCCGGCGCGAAGCCCACAATCACCGGGTCGAGGGGCGGCAACGCGGCGTTGCAGTCGTTGCTCACGGAGTTGGCCACTCTCGGTCTGATCACTGACTCGAGCAGCTAGGGAGAATCATGTCAGTCACCTTGGCGCATCCGTTCCGCGTCGACGCCAGCGGCGCCGCCGTCACCCTCGAACAGGGCAGCGCCCGTCACGCCGCAGAGGCATGCGGGCACATCGTTTCCTGCGAGGCCGGTGAGCGGCCGTTGGCGCCGCTGTGGGGGCTGATGGACCCGACGGGCACCCGCGTGAACGCCGACGAGATCCGTGCCGTGGTTGGCTACGCCGAGCCTGCGCTGGCCGTGTCCCGGGTCGAGGTCATCGAACGCAACGACAACACCGTGGCCGTCGACATCGACGTGGACTGGGCCGACACCGACGACGAGGAAGGCTAGCCGATGGCGCTGCGTGACCTGGACTCCACCTACTTGGGCGTGTCCGTCGACGACCGCGACCCGCAAGCCTTGTTCGATTCGATGCTGGCGTTGGCCGAGTCACGTCTGCCGCAGTGGGAGCCGCGCAACGGGGCACTCGAGACCGTCATCATGGAGGCGACGGCGGTCGGCATGGCCGACCTGATCTACGCCGCCAACCGGGTTCTGGGCGCACTGGTCGAAGGTGTCATCAACCTGTACGGCGTGACCCGCGACGAGGGCACCCCCGCGACCGGCACGGTGCGGCTGACATTGACCGGCTCGCAGACCGTGACGATCGACGAGGGCACCCTGTTCCGCCTCGAGGCAGCCGATTCGATGCTGATCGCCACCGAGACGGTCACCGACACCGGCACCACGATCGACGTGGCTGTCGCGACGACCGACACCGGTGGCTACCTGAACGCGATCACCGCCGGCACCGCCTGCGACCCGGTGGTGGCGATCCCACACCTGGCCGACTGTGCGCTGTTCACCGACCTCAATGGCGGAAGCGACGCCGAGGACGACCTCGCCCTGCTGACCAGGGCCAGCACCGTGTTCAGTCGCGTCACCAGCGCCCTTGTCACGGCACCGTCCTTCGCTGCGTACGCCCTCGAGCAGCCGTATGTGAAACGCGCCGTAGCCGTCGACCAGTACGACCACGACGGCGGGAACTCCCCCGGCGACGACGATGGCTTCCTGACGGTCTACGTGTACGGTGCCGGCGCGGCGCTGACCACCGACCAGAAGGACGCCCTCGAGCAGGCGATGCAAGCACAATGCGCATCGATCCTGACGATGACCGTCGAGCACGCCACCCCCGTGTCCGTCAATGTCACCGCCGCAGTCGCCAAGGCAACCGGCTACGACACCACCGAACTCGAGGCGGCCATCGAGGATGCGCTCGGGTCGGTGTGGTCGTGGCAGACGTCCGGCTTCGGCGCCGACGTCGAACCGCTTGACGTGCAGGCCGTCATCGAGAGTGTGCCCGGCGTCGACTCGGTCACGTCGCTGACATTGCCGAGCACCACGGCCACCGTCGACTTCGACGAGTTCGCGGTGATCGGCACCGTCAGCCTGACCATCACCTGAGAGGCGGCACCGTGGCGTACTTGTATGACGTCGGATCGCTGTACGACACCGATCTGTCGTACGACGGGTGGCCGATCTACGACACCGGCACCCCGACCGGGATCACCCGCACAGGTCAGCGGCTGTTCGACCTGCTCCCCGAATACGTCCGCGACGCCGACACCAACGACGAGCTGCTGCGGTTCATGGCCGCGATCGGGGACGCCGCCCACCCGGTGGCGAAGTTCATCGACGACGCCGACCCCGACACCTCCGCGACCGGCACTTCGGAGCCGGTCAACCCGGCGACCGCCCCGGCCGGCTGGCTGCCGTGGCTGGGCTGGCTGATCGGCATCCCGACCACCGGCCTGGACACCACCAACGCCCGCTGGTACATGGCTCGGGCAGGCGCGCAGGCGCACGGTAGCCCCGACGGTATCCAGGCGGCGGTGCAGGCCACACTGACCGGCACACGTTTCTGCCAGGTCACCACCGCTGTCGGTGGGGATCCGTGGGCGATCGAAGTCCAGGTCGACTCTTCCGAGGTCGTTGACTCGGCGGCGACGTTGGCAGCGGCGATGCGGGAGAAGCCTGCCGGGGCAAACCTCACACTCACGTCGTCGACGCCGGTCACGTACGACGACCTCGATACCGCGTACACCACTTACAGCAACATGACCGCGTCCGCCCTCACCTACACCGAGTTGCGATTCAGTTAGGAGCCCCATCGTGGCCACGAACTACCCGTCCTCCCTGGACACCTTCGACACCATCGCGTCGGACAAGAAGACATCCGACACCGTCGGCGGTCGCACCCACCGCGACATGCACAACGACCTCGCGGACGCTGTCGAAGCAGTGCAGGCGGAACTCGGCACAGACCCGGCCGGCGCATACGCCACGGTGAAGGCGAGGTTCGAAGCGGTCGAGGCCAACACTTTGCCCACCATCGAGGCCAAGGGTGATCTGCTCGTCGGCACGGCCGACAACACCTACGACAACGTGACCGTCGGCGCGAACAACACCGTGCTGGTGGCCGACTCCGGGCAGACAGCGGGAGTCAAGTGGGCTTCGACAGTGGGCGTGTGGACGGTCGCAGGGCTCCGCGTCGGCTACACGGCCAAGACGGGCGCCTACACGGCCACCACCTCGGATGATGTCATCGAGGTGACTTCCGGCACATTCACGCTCGACTTGCCCGCGTCCAACACTTGCACTGGCAAGACGTTGAAGGTGAAGAACTCCGGTACCGGTGTTGTGACCGTCGATGGCAACTCCGCGGAGACCGTTGAGGGGGTCGCCACGTTCCCCCTCGGCCCGGGGTCGTATGTGGAGATCACGTCGACAGGGTCCGCGTGGATTCTCACCGGCGGAGTTCCGAGCACTGGCTGGCGGGACGTCACCCCCGCAGCCCCGACCGGGTGGACGTCGGTGTCCAAGATCACGATCATTCGCCGTGGCGCACGGGTGGAGATCCGCTGGGCCGGGGTGACCGACACTGCCGCCCTCGGGACATTGCTGTCCATCCCTTCGGGGTTCGCCCCTGGAGCGTCCCACGGCGCTGTCGCGGGCAGCGTCATCAACTCGTCGTCGGGCGGGACAGCGACGGCAACGTGTTACGTCGGTTCGGGGTCGTCCAACCTGTCGGTCAGCCGACCGGCGTCGACGCAACTCGCGGGCAGCATCACCTACGAAACAACGCTGGCCTGGCCGACGTCCCTGCCCGGTTCTGCGGCCTGACAAGGAGACTGACCGATGGCTGACACCACCACTGTCCTGGCACTGCCGTTCCCCGAGGGTACGGACGCCAACGACGTGCCCGCCGACATGCAGGCGCTGGCCGAACGCCTTGACGAGGTGCCCGGCATCGAGTCGCTGACGTCCGTGGAGATCGCGGCGCTGGCCGCCGGTGAGAAACCCGCGGGCCGTGTGGTCTACAACTCGACGACGCAGAAGCTGCAGGTGTCCAATGGGTCGACGTTCGCGAACATCGACGCCGCGGCGCTGCTGCTGGCAGGCGGCACGATGGCCGGCAACATCGCGATGGGGTCGAACAAGGTCACGGGCCTGGCCGCGGCATCGTCCAATGGCGACGCCGTCAGGTACGAGCAGCTCGCCGCCACCGATGCCAGCGTCGCCGCGCTCGGCACCTGGACAGCGTGGACACCGACGCTGACCGCGTCGTCGTCGAACCCAACCGCGTCGAACGTGACCGCAGAGTCGCGTTACATGC